CACCATCCCCCCTCTTCACGAGGAAGCGAGTGAACACAGTTGCGGCATAGGGGTTTCGGTCTGGCGTCGCCCCAGCAGGCGTCTGCCTTGAAGCATCCACGGCAGCGCCAGTCTTCGGGATCTCTGGCGAGCTTTTGAGCTGACCCCGATAGAATGCCCCCAATCCTTGCCTCGATGTATCCCCACTCGAAAGGATCAAATCCAACCAGCTCGGCATGGTACTCCTGCGTGTTCTTGTTCTGCGCAATGAACAGGCTCGTCTGTATTCCAGACATGCCCATCATCATCTGTAGCTGGGCGAAGTAGCGCGGATGCGCGGCCTTCACTCCGTTCTTCTTGAACTTGTTGAACGAGCTGTCGTTCATCGACTTGACTTCGAGGATCGAAGGCTCTCCCCGATCCAACTCGATCTGCCCGTCGGTGTGGCAGACGACATGTCCGCCGTATGCGTCATAGGCGTACTGCTTGCCCGTGAGCCCGTCGATCTCCTGCACGAAGTAGCCAGCCTTCTTGAGGTCGCGCACAACAATGTCTTCGATCGTGTGGCCCATCTTGAAGATACGCTTGAGCTTCGGCTCTACCTGGCTGTCTGGGAACCCGCGCATCTGAAACGCAATCATCGCGTCGCAGGGGTTTCCGATGATGGACGCGCCAATGTATGAGCGCGGCTCCTGCGGAGTTTCATTCCGGTAGGCGCTATCAATGGCGGCTATGATGTTGGCTGCGTGGTCTTCCATTCGATCCTCGAAAAAGTGAGCCGCCAGCCAGGACTGCATCTGACTGGCGGCTCTTACTGCCCTAGCTAAGCGGGGAGGAGGATCGCTTAGAAGGGAACAGCATCATTGAGTTCCTTGCCCCGCTTCTCACTGGATGCCGGTGCTGGTGATGCCGGTTCGTGATCAGGGTTGTAGAACTGCTTCACTTCAGAGTTCTGACGCGACTTGCCGTCCTTGTCGGTCCACGGCTTTCCGAGGCCAACGACGACACCGCAGCGCAGACCGCGCAGGGTTCCGATGTCACCCGGCTTGTCTGGGTTCTTGTGGCCAGCAGCCACAAGGAATGTCTTGAGCTGGCGAAGACCAATTTCCTGAGCCTGCGCGTTGGTATGGAAGACGTTGAAGTTCATACGGATGTCGCCGATGCCGTCTTCGTCCTCGAAAAGCGCGACGACACGGCGGTTCTGCGTGCCTTCGACCTGCTCAATCTTGGCCTCGCGGCAGACCACAAGGTACTTGCCGGGTTGAAGTCTGCTCTTGCTCTCCTCGACGCCAGAGAGGTCGAGGTCACCAAAGTTTGTCCACTTGTCCATGGTCGTTATTCCTTGCTTGTCATGCGAGCGAGCAGCTCAGTGACGTCTTCACACTGCTCGAATGGTTGAAGGCGATGAAGCGGGTCACGCACCTTGCCGTGCCACCCAGACACTTCGTCGGTGACGAAGTAGCGCTTCACCTTGGGCATGCCCTGCTCGTTCTTCTCGGTCACGCGCACGCCACAGAAGACGTGATCGAACAATGCGGGGATGTGCTTGCCGACGGCGGAGCCCTTCACGAGCGGCCAGTATTGTGTCTGGCCGTTGTCGTCGTTCTCCTCCTTGGCGAGGCAGGACACGTAGACATGCAGCGGCATATCGCGGATGTGCTTCAGCGCGCCCAGCATCAGGCGGTTGTAGTCACCCCACATGGCAAAGCCATTGCCGGAGCCCTTGTGTTCGACCTCAAGGCTTTCGATCAGCCGCTCAGACAGCTCAGTAAGGCTGTCGATGGCGATCCACTTGTACTTCCAGGTGCGGAGGTTTTCCTTCGCCAGCATCTGGAAGATGCCACGGAAGGAGTACACGCCCTCGTTCGGGTCATGCTTGCCGTCCCACGACGTGAACGGCAGGTAGTCGATGTCGACGTCGCCGATCGACTTGAGGCCAGCTTCACCGCTGAGGATGAGGCCGGGTCCATATCTCTTCTGATAAAACCTGCACTGGTAGGTCTTGCCGAAACCGTGGTGGCTATACAGCAGCACCTTGGTCGGCCCGTCGGTTGCATCGTCCGACGTCTTCATCACTTTGAAGGCCATTCTCTCTCCTTGCTTCCCCACAGTTAGACACCTTACGGGGTATTGCCAACACCCTTAGATGTATCGTAAACAACACAAGTGTCAAGTACAAACAACGGAGGTATCAGCCCTGTCATGAAGTTCAACATCGCTCGTTTAGTCGCGCATCTGGGAGGAGCCGCTAAAACAGCTGACATTTGTGGGGTCGGACGCACGGCTCCATACGGCTGGATAAAGCGCGGATACATCAGCCAGGTCGTCCTCGAACGGGTGAAGAACCATGACCCGGCGCTGGTCCTCGATGAGTTTTTCGAGGAGGCAGGAACTAATGAAGACGACGCTCGATGCAGCGCTGGAGTACCTTGACCAAGGTCTCTCCATCATCCCCATAAAGCTGGACAGCAAACGCCCAGCGATCAAATGGCAAGAGTATCCGGAGAGGCTTCCCACAGAAGAGGAAGTCATCTCCTGGTTTGAACAGTGGCCCGACGCCGGAATAGCCATCATCACTGGTGCGCTTTCCGGCGTTGTCGTCGTGGACTGCGACAACGACGACGCCCTGCATGCAGCCTTCGACGCTGGCATGCGGTCACCTGTCCGCGTGAAGACCAAGCGCGGCCACCACCTTTACTTCTCACATCCTCGTGATGGCATCCGTCGTGGTCCCCGCGCTGGCGTGAACAGCCGGGGTGCCGACTGGCCAAGGATCGACGGCTTGGATTTCCGTGGCGACGGTAGCTACGCCCTGCTGCCGCCGACCAGTCACTACAGCTGGGACTTCGCTGCCGGTCACGACTGGGACGATCTCCCTGTCTGGCAGGACTGGGCACCCCACGACAGCAAGTCACCGATCAGCCGGGGCGGCACCTTCGAGTTCGAGAACCTCGACCTCACCGCCGTTCGCCCGCTGGACGAGTTTGCCAGCGAGTGGGACCGCACTGCCAAGTTTGTGCGGGAGCGCTTTCCGTCGACCCTCAAGATCCCCTCTGGCCTTGGCAATGGCAGGAACGAGCGCGTCATGCGCTACGTGGCTGAGTGCATCCTCGAAGGCTACTGGGGAGACGAGCTGCGGCTCCGGGGACGTGCCTTCATGCACGAGTTCTTCGAGGCCAACCTTGCCGAGCCCGAGTTCGAGGCGACCTGCCGTTCGATCGAGCAGGCCGAGAAGCGCAACCACCCGGAGCGCTTCGACGACGAGGGACAGTACATCCCGTCCAAGGTGGCACCGGGTGAGCCTGCTGCGGTCAAGGCCAAGACACGCCGCCTCATCACGATGTCTGACGCCGACGAGATGCTGGCCAAGAGCGCGGCCACTGAGTACCTGATCGAGCCGTGGCTCAAGCGCGGGACGATCGTGCAGGTCTACGGCTACTCAGGACACGGCAAGTCTTTGTTCCTCCAGCACGCAGTCGCCGCCCTTGCGTCTGGCCGAAAGTATTACGGACCCTTCGAGATCCACCGTCCAGCGCGCGTCCTTTACCTGGACTTCGAGAACGGCCAGACAACCCTGGCCACCCGTCTCCTCGACCTCAAGGCCGTGCATGGCGACACCAAGGACAGGCTCCAGATCTGGACCCCCTTCCTCGACGGGGCCGACCTCGACCTCAAGAAGCGGGAGAGCCTCGTCGAACTACAGGGGATCATCGAGCTGGCCAACCCGGACGTGGTGGTGATCGACACCATCCGCTCCGCCTACCCTGGCCTTCAGGAGAACAACGCCGAGGACTGGGCCAGGATCAACCAGCTGGCCCTCAAGCTGCGCAACGCTGGCTTCGGGGTGGTTATGGTGCACCACTCCAACAAGCCGCAGGACGGCGGATCACTTGGTCGTGAAGCTGGCTCAACCAACCAGCTGACCGTGCTGGAGACCCAGATCAGGGTGACACAGGTGTTCGAGGACAAGGACACAGCCGAGCAGAACGCTGCCCTCTACGATGCCAGCTATGCCCAGCCTGTCTTCCCGATGCTGAGGCGCAAGCTGCCCGACGGATGGGACGTCTACATGGTTATGGAGATCAGGTACGGGAAGGTCCGTGAATGGACAGAAGCCCACGACCGTGTCCAGTGGATCGGACTGGCGCACTCCCTGACCAGCGACGAGCGTGCAGTCGTGAGCAGCCGGTCCACGAAGCAGCGGGCCAAGGACATGGCGCTCGACGGCATGCCACCCGAGGAGATCGCCTCACTTCTCAACAGGCCCATCAGGAACGTCAGGAGCTGGCTGGAGCTGTAGCTTCACAACCTGGGCATCAGGCCAGAACTTTCGGCACTCATCGACAAAGGCGGCGACTTCTGGGAAGCGCCGCCTATTTTCTTCAGCTGACTGGGAAGGCAGATTTTTTTGCATGATCAAGGCACTTTTGTGAGGACCACGCTAGTCGAGACTAGCTAACAGCAGAGCGGCCCCCCTAGGGGCCGATCTGCGGTCGTCGTCAGACTTCGTCTTCCGACGTCCTCACAAAAGTGAGGTACCATATTTTAAGTGATTTGGCAATACGGGTGTCTGGACTTACCCACAAGGTGTCTGTTTTTCTTGACGAGAAACACCCGATGCGTCATACACACGATACATGCCAAAGCGCGTCGCCATCTCTCGGGAGGAGGTGGATTGGTTGCGGAGGGTCCACAAAGAAACCTCCTACTCTGCCATGGCGGAGCAAGTCGGCGTCTGCGTTGACACCCTCAAGCGCATCCTCGCCCGCGAAGGTATCGAAGAGTTCGATGCAGCCAAGTACGTCGTAGCACCCAAGCTCTCAGTCGAGATGTGGGAACGCCCCTGCACAGGCTGTCGCTCAAAAGAGCGCAGACCCAAGTGGTCGTACTTCTGTGACAAGTGCCAGCGCCACTATGGCCTCGCGTCTCCAGAGTAGGGACGACATCTACTACCCAGACGCGCTCAATAGCCCACACAATGAGCAAGCAGAAACGCAAGGGCGACGACTACGAGCGCGAACTCGCCGCCTACATCAATGAAAAGGTTGGCATCTCGTGTTTCCGCGCTCCTCTGTCTGGCGGCGGCAAAGTCGGCATGGTGGGCGGAACCGACATTCTTGGTGCGCCAGAGCTGTTCATTGAAGCGAAGCGAGTAGAGAGGTTGAACTTTCATGACGCACTCCGACAAGCCGAAGGCAACATCGGCAAGACCGCATCTCAGGATCGTGCAGTCGTCGTCAACCGAAGAAGCCGCGAACCAACCGGACGAAGCCTCGTCCTCCTCCGCCTCGACGACTTTCTCGACCTCTACCGTGGATACCTCATCAGACACGGTGTCGTCGAAACGGACTAAAGCCGAGCGCGAGCAGTTCCTCCAGGAACTCGAAGAGTACCTGGACATGATCCTCGAAGCTGCCAACACCGACCAGATCACCGGCATCGCATTCGTCACCATCAACGAAGACTACCAGACAAGCGGAACCGCATACTCGCAGTCATGCGAGAACGCCTCGCACCTCACCCTGGCTGCCATCGAGACCCTCAAATACCGCTACCTCCGCGACTTCATGGCAGACGATTAAACAATTATGCGTTGTAATGGATGCGGCAGGGAACGACCAAACAGCGAGTTCCGTGAGCGCGGAGGTGCAGACGCTGAACGCAAGCATCGCGTCGGCGAACGGTACGGTCGCTGCACGGAATGCCGCCGCACCGAGAAATCCGGTCCCCGTCGCTACCTGACACAGCTCATCTACAGGGCGAAGATCCGCACAGACGAACGCGGCATCAAGGTCATCACCGTCGACCACATGATGCACGTCCTTCGCCTACAGGGCGGCGTCTGCCCCCTCACTGGCCTCACCCTCACCTTCACCGCTGGCTCCGGCTTTGTCTTCACCAACGCCAGCCTGGACCGCATCAACCCCCAGCTTGGCTACATTCAAGGCAACGTGCGCCTCGTCACCCTCTGGGCGAACTACGCCCGCAACACCCTCACGGACGAAGACTTCTTCTATTTCTGCAATCTTGTCGTCGCGCGACACCAGCGTTCGCGTCCAACCAAATAGGAGGCCACATGGCCAAGCCGTCGAAGAAGAAGTCGGGCTTCGTGCCCTTCGCCAAGAAGGGCGACAAGCCCATGTCAAAGTCCGCCGAAACCCGCAAGAAGGGCTGCTGACCATGGCCAAGAAGTCGATCTCCGAATACGGCGGCAAGGAAAAGTATTCCTCCAAGTCTGCCAAGTCCAAGCACGAGGGCAAGGAGAGCAAGAAGACCGAAGCGAAGGAACGCTTCATGGCCATGATCTCCAAGCGCAAGAAGAAGTAATGGCCAAACGCCCCTGCTGGAAATCACACGAGATGGTCGGCACCAAGAAGAAGGGTGGCCGCACCGTCCCTAACTGCGTCCCAAAGAAGGGGAAGAAGTGATGGCCAAGAAGCCCGTCAGCAAGACGTCGATGCCCTGCAACAAGCCCAAGCGCGACGTGCAGGGCGGCAAGAAGTCGGTCGTCAAAGCCTGCTCCGGCGGCAAGGAAAAGATCGTCCGCTTCGGCGACGCCAACATGACCATCAAGAAGGAAGACCCAGGCCGTCGCGCCAACTTCCGCGCCAGGCACAACTGCGACACGGCGAAGGACAAGATGTCTGCTCGCTACTGGTCCTGCAAAGCCTGGTGAACACGCCGCTGCGCTCCCCCCTTGAGGGGGGTCGCTTCGCTACCAACCAGTCTCGGAACCCACCACAACCGCTTCGCTGGCAGTGCCCAGCGTGAGGAGCTTCGCTCCCCCCGCAGGTCACCACTGGCGCTACGCTGGAACACCCGCATGAAGTGGCCGCTCATCATCCTCACCACCCTGCTCATGTCGCTGATGATCGCCCACGTCATCGCCATCACCTGACAGGCCCACCATGACCGAACTCCACCGCTTCATCAGCGTCCCACACGTCTTCAGTCCAGACGAGTGCGCCTCCATCATCTGGCTTGCCCAACAGAAGTCTCCGACGAAGGGCAAAGTCCTCGATCGCCGCAAAGGCAGCACCCTCTCCATGGCCCGCCGCTGCGACCTGGCCTGGCTCAACCCCGAACCAGACACCATGTGGATCTATGACCGCCTCTGGGCGCTCCAGGAAAAGACCAACCCCGTCATCTGGAACTTCGAGATCGAGAAGATCACGCCCCTCCAGTACCTCCACTACGGCCCGCTCAACTGGTACGCCCGCCACGTAGACAACGGCAGCCCCGCCGTCGCCACCCGCAAGCTCTCGATGTCCGTCCAGCTCTCGCCCCCCTCC